CAAGAAAAGACTCTCTAGTAGTTTCTGGTTGTGGTGAGTTCATATAGAGATTTCCATTAAAATCTCCTGCAATATTAATACTTTCTGAAAGAAATTGTTGAAATGATTTCATTTTAGTTGCAGTTCCAACGACGAAGTGCTTTGTTAATTCTTGAATCTGGATCTCTTGCAGTTTTTGCTGATGTAAGTTTAGACTTCATTCCGGACATACGACTGCAAAATGAAGCACGACGTTTTGCTCTTTTACCTTCTGGGTTCTTTTCGGTTACAGCAGTTTGTAGTTTTGAACCAGGATTTTCACGACGATAAGCGTTAACTGCTTTCTGACTCAATCCATCAGTTTTATCTTGGCGATTGACTTTTTGCCAATCTTCAGATAATCCAAAATCTACTCTCCAATTTGAATATTCAATCAAGTCACCTTCTGGTTCATAAGAATCTGCAGTTTTAATTAATGGTAAAGATGGACCACTGAGTTTGGATGAAGCTGCTGAACGTTCTCCTGGAGTTGCTCCTCCAACTGCTAGTTTTTGAATCTTTGCTTCTCTTCTTCTTTTTGCAGCATCTGAAGCGGTATGAGTAATATCAAATGATTGTTCTTTCATTTCACCACTATCAATATAATCAGCAGCAGAATCTAAATAATCTGCTGCTTTAGTAATTTTGGATTGAACCCATGCTTCAATATTTCCCTCACCTTTCATTTTTTTACGAATTCTTTTTGCTGCCGAAATAATTGTTGAAAGTTCGGAACGAGCCATTGAATGCTCATGATCATAAGACTCTGGAAAATTTCCTGGATGTGGAGTGTTTGGAGTATATTTTTTCCCAAGAGTAATTGGCATTGAATACATATCCCAAAACTTTACTCCATATTTACATTCTGAACGAGTTTCATTTTTTTGGCATTTTGGACAATATCTAATCATTCCTTCTTCTTTTATTGGTACACAATTTGGAACTAATTTTTTACCTTTCTTTTTCATACCTTCTTGCTTATAACCATCCCAACAGTCTTCTGATTTTGTTCCCCAGTTTTTTGCACCAACTTCACGACACTTAACCAAAGCTCCAGATGCATATGCACTTGGCCAAACATCATATCTTGACTTTACTTTATGATAACAGGCATCTTTTTTACCACTGCCTTTACCTGGTTTATCTTTTTGTGCTTCGGTAATTTCCATTGCTTCTTTAATTCCTGGTTCTGCTTTTACGTAATTTTTATCTTTTTTACCTTTAGCAAAGGTTGGAACATTTGTTGGTTTTGCTGCTCCAGTTTTTTCTTGTTGTCCTTTATCTTTCTGACGTTTGCGACGAATTGCTGATCTAATCAGTGCTTCTCCTTCATCACCTTTTCTTTTCAATGCATTTAATCTACCACTACTAAAACATTTTGGTGTTTTAGTTTCTCCCGGTTCATTAGCACATGGAGAACCGTCTGCTTGAACCCATCCTGGTTTTCCATCTTTAGATTTAGAACCCTTAAACCAATGATGTAAAGTTCCTTCATCGATTTTTTGCTTAATCCAATCATCTGGAGTTTTATCATGTTTTTTCACAAAAGCATTATGCAGTTCTTTTGCAGTCATATCATGTCTTTTCATAATTTTACGCATTAAATTATCTATTGAATCATAAGAAATGTCATTTAGTTTTTTCAATTTTGATTCAAGTTCAATTACTGCTTTATTATTGTAATCATAATTTTCTTTAACATCTTTAAATTTTTTATGGTGCTTTTTAGCATCTGCTTCCATTTTTTTCAAACGAGTATAATAATCTGGAATTTCATCAAGATGTTGAAGAGCAATGTCAGTTGCTAAATCTTTGTCTCTTGTATGTTCATGCTCGATTGGGACTCCCATCTCTAGTTGATTTTTTACAAATGAAACTTCCAAACGATGTTTTTTTGCAATTTTTTCAACTGTTCTATGAGATTTTAATTCGTGCATTTCATTAAAAGGAGATTTTGATTTTGTTTTTTCACCTCTTTCTCTTTTTTTACGTGCATCGCAATGAGCACGTTGAGAAAATCCCTTAGGATTATCACAGTCTATTGACTTTTTATAATCCTTTGACCAAGACATTAATGTAAGATTTTACTCCTTATTATTTAGAAAACCTTGCTTTAATATTTTTGATAATTCTGAAGTTGATCCAACAAAAATTGCGTTATTTGTTGTATTGTTAGTTGTTTTAGATGTAGTTTCCTCAACGTCTTTAAGTTTCTTTTGTAGATCTATTAATTTATCAGTAACATCGCTGACATTTTTTATAAGTTGTCCTGCAACTTCATATGCTCTTGGACTACCACCTTCAGAAGCAATTTCCATAATTCCATTGATTGCTTCTTGACCTTTTTCTATTAATGAATATAAATGAGATCTTGTATATGCATAATCTTTTTCAATATCCTGACTTACATCATTTTTTAATGGAGTTATATCTAACTCATTAGAATCTAGATTTTCATCAGATTTAATAATACTACTTCCTATATTAAAAGATTCATCTAATTTATCATAATTGCTTTTCATAATAATTTAAATATCTTTTTGTTGAGTTGGACTATATTCTCTACCATCAAAGAATACTTCAATTGATTCATTAAATCCAAAATCATCATCAGGATTAGCATCAATTGGATCTGGTGTAACCGTATATCTCATTTCTCTTCTTGCTGTAGTAGTGTCAGTGCCACTATAGTAATCAACTTGAACTTTTTTAATAAGTCCATCTGTAGTATCTGCAATAGGTCCAAATAAGTAACTTTTTGCAGTAAAATTAAATGTATAAATTAAAATTCTTCTTGTAGAAAAATCTCCTTCATAGTCATCAGTGAATGATACACTATCTAAGACAATAGGAATATCTTTTTTTTCTCCTATAGAATCAATAAGATCTATTGTTAAATTAAAAGAAGGCTGGAAAAATGGTAGTATTTGTTCTACAACTTGTAAAGCATCATCTTGTATTTTGGACATTAAATTTAATTGAAATCCAATATTATACGGAACTGGCAAATATACTTTTTTAAAATTATTATTTGAATCTAAAACTTTAAATGATTGAGTTATATTTGCTTTTCTTGTTGGGTCATATTGAATAGATGTCATTTCAAATGACAATCTAGGCAAAGTCATTGATATTGGTTTATTTAAATCAGACTGTTGCTCTACTCGTGCAAGAAATTTTTGTATAGGTCCATATGCCAATGGAACTTTCATGTCACTTATTCCAGTTCCTGAAGAATTTTTATGCCTTATATAAATTTCATTAAATAAGGTTCCAAATGAAATTACAGTTCTTCTAATAATTTCGTGATAGTAGTAAGTTCCTAACATTAGAAAGTCCCAAATGGATTTGACTCTGAGAAATCAACAATCTGATCAGATTCTTGCTCAATTGTTTTATTTTGACTATATTTATCGGATGTGTTGAAAGAATCGTATGAAGACAATGTATATTGTGCAAATGTTTCAGATCCAATAATTGATTCTCCTGGATAAAAACCCCTTGTTGATACGTCTTTAATAATAGATACTTTAAGAACATTTGTACCTGCATTCCAAGACTTTACCCTTGCAGTTGTTCCAGAATTAGATCCAGTTACTATCTCATTAAATTTATAATTTTCAGTATCGGTTGAAATAGGTGGTGGTTCTATAAAGATATTTGGTTCTACTACATAACCAGATCCTGGATTTGTAATTAAAATAGATTCAAGTTTTCCATCTGCAGATAATGATCCTACTCCCACAGCTAAATCTGTGCCAATTTGGGGATTTGTAAATTCTATAAAAGGTGGATTAACATATCCAGATCCTTTGTTAATTATTTGTATATTTACAACTCCACTACTATTAGTTTCAATAGAACAAGTTGCAGCTGCACCAACTCCCCCACCACCATTTATAGTGATTGCTGGTGCAACTGTATAACCAGATCCTGGATTTACTATTAAAATTTCTTTTATTGATCTAACCCTACCAATTGATGTTGTAATTGCAACAGCAGTGGCATTTGTACCACCAGAAGGTGCAGTTTCAATTGAAACTGTTGGTGTTGAAATATAACCGTAACCATCATTATTTAAATAAATATTTTTGACATAACCAGTTCCAATGAACGGTAAGGCAGCTGCTAATTCTCCAGTTCTTAACATATTTAAAGAAATTACATATCCTTCATCTTGTAATTGAGTATCAATTTCATCAATTGAAGTATTAAGTACCTCATCTTCATATTCAAAAAGTTCACATTTTAACTCGTAAACATATAACTTTCCTAATTGATAAAATGAACTTTCATGTTCAACAAATTTCACTTCAAATAATCTTTGTCCAAGAGGAAAATAAACCAAATCTCCTTCTCTAGGTCTTGATATTAACTCAAGTTCTTCATCAACTTCTCCAAGAAGGGGGATGATAAAATCCTCGTATCTTTCTCTTGAAATTACTAGACTAAGTTCATCTTTTAAACTAACTCCAAATTTCGTTAAAATATCTCCCTGACCAGTGTAACCATCATAGTTGTTTATATATGCTTCTATTGCAAAATTATCATCAAATTTTGATGAAGAAATTTCTTTTAATATTGTCTCTTTTCTAACAAATTTTCTTGGAATGTAAATTACTTCTACACCAAAAATTTTAAGTTGTTCATTAATTAATTCCTGAACAAGTCTTTGTTCATTTGGTGATCCTTGTAAAAAAAACGGATTTAGTGCCATTATCCAATAAAATCGTAAGGTGGTAGTTCGTAATCCATAGACATTCTTTCCATCAATTTATCTATTTCTCTTTGACCATCTTCATATATTTCTCTACCATTCAATTCAATACCTCCAGGAAGTTTAACTCCCCTAAATTTTATGAGATTTTGTCCCCATTGTCTCTTAATTAAAGCAGTTAAATATTTTTTCACAAAAAGATCGTTATAGACTTTTGTAAAATCATTAGGATCTAAAATTCTATAGCAATCAATTATAATAAATGTATCTTTACCCTGGGCATTCCAATCAATATCTAAATATAGTCTGTTTTGTCTCTTATTAAATCTAATCTGTTTATCTGTAGATAGTAAGAAATCAATATCTTCCAAATATGTTTTTACCATTGCATACTGTAAAAGTTCCACAGAATTGAAATAATATAAATCGTTTAAAAATAATTGATATTTAATACTCCACATTCCTGCAGATATAGAACTGGTATCAAATTTAAAAATTTTTTCTATACCAATTATTGTATCTGGTACTTGAATATAATTAGAAGTTTCATAAAAATTAAATGTGGTAGTTCCCACTCCAGAAATATTTGAAGATCCGGTGGTTGTTACAATTCCAACTCCATTTGGTCCCCTTGCCTTGCCTCTGTTTATATCTTGTTCTGTAATTTTATATTTTAAATACATCCTTTCAACACCATCAAAATGGCGGTCATTATAAACTTGAAGAGCATCATCTACTAAATCATCTATCTGCTCATCTGAAACATTAATTTCTAAGACAGGAGCTCCTAGTTTTCTCAAACAATAATCAATTAATTCTTGTCTTGTTGATGGTTTTGCCATTTTAGTAAATTCCTCCGTCTATAACACTTGTCCATGATGGAATTCCATTATCATCTGTTGTCATTAGATAATTACTGCTTGTAATTCCATTTTGTGGACTTTGAGTGGAAACTATTAACCCTGTAGGGTTAAAGTAAGGCATTCCATATGCATTATAATTTTTATAATAAAAACCCTGTCCAACATAAACGTCATTTGCAAAAGTAGATAATCCTACAAAAGTAGAAACACCAGATACTTTTAAATTATTTGAATTAATATTTATTACAGTAAGTAAACCAACTGCAAAAGATCCAGTAATTGATAAATCGCCAAGTATTGAAACTGATGAACGAAATTGTGCAGATGAATTAAATGTTGAAATACCACTTACAGAAAGATTTGTTACAGATGCTATACCACCTATAACGTTATCTGCAAAGACTGCTCTTCCTCCAGCGGCACCAGAAACACTAGAAAGAACTTTTATAGAATTTTGTTGACCTACTCTAACTTTAATGTCTGCCATTATCTAGTAGCTCCTTCTCTTACTAAAACCATACCCTCAACAACTCTACTTTTAGTTCCAATATTATCGGTTATTACAATATCATAAATATATCTTCCAGGTTTTATTGAACTAGTTTCTGTAGAATCTAATGATAAAGTAATTTTTCCAGCAGATGCTGGAAAAATTATATTTGCACTAAATTCTACGTATGAACTACTACCAGACCATTTTCTCATAAATGATTCTACAGTATAATTAGTGAGATCAAACGATGAATTTGTATCAACTCCCTGTAAGGTAAATGTTTGTGTAAAATCACATCCTGCGTTAATTACCAGATTATTAACGTATACTGCAGACATTTATTATTTAAATAGATCTATGTATATTTATGAATTGGACAATGAAAATTTTGATATTACTTCTTGTTGTTTCAAATAAAGTTTGCAGTAAAGTTTAGAAAATTTTTTTAATTCTTCAAAATTTAATTCATCAATAAATCTTGAATGTTTTTCATATTCAAACATTTTATCAATTGTATCTAAAGTTATTTCATTGGGTTCCATTTAAAATCTCCTTCAACATTGTTTTTATTTCATCAATATCTTTTTTAATTGTATCAATTTCTTCTTTTTGTTTTTTTCTATTATTCACTATATTAAAATATTGGTTATGACCTTGATGATCATAATTAATTATAGCACCTGTTTTTTCATCACGATATAAATTTGGATGCCCTTCTACTGGTATCATTGCCATTTTAAAAATTTATCCCGGATTACCATCAAATAATGCAATACTTCTTAGATCTTTAAATCTTGGAGCATATGCTTGATTTTTACCAGAAACAACAATTTTAATAGTATATCCTGTGAAGACTCCTAAATTATTTGCAGTATATTCATATTCTAAAAATTGATTTTCTAAACTTGCAGGAACAAAAATATCTGGAAGACCAGTATTCTTTCTAGGATCTATAACATCAGGATAACCATCTTGATTATTGTCAATTGTAAGATTAGTGTATCCTGGGAATAATTCAAAAGTTGGTTCAACTTCACTAGAATCTGGTCTTATTAAACTATAAAGTACTCTAAAATCTGCTGAAGAATGTCTGTATGCACTCAAAATAACTTTAAGAGTTGAAGCTGATTGAGCAAGTCTCACAGTATTTGAAATATAAATCGCAGCATGTGGATCATCTAAAATACTATTGACTCTATTGTCTGAAGAATAGTCTAAGATAGGAGAATTTAATCTATTGCTTAAAAATTCTGCAGATGATCTCTTCCAGAAAATCATTGGAGATAGGTTTGCATTTGTTGTAGACAAATCTACTTTAACTGTGAAAGATTTATTTCTCAATAATGATTGTAAATACTGATTTTCATTTACACTTGATGCTACAATCCTAGTAGAATTTAACTTATTTTCAACATCAAACTCAACATCTTCATAACCATTATCTATGAATGGTGTTTCATTTCCACTTATGCTGGTTCCAGAAATAGTTCTAATTTGACCACTTATAAATGTTGATGATCCTGGTTTGATAAAAGATACGTGTGGAATTATTGAACTAAATTGTATATTTTGTGATGCTTGAACGTTATTTCCACCACATGATAATTCATTATTAAAGGATAATTGTGGGAAATTGGTAGGACTGTTGTTAGTTGTTCTATCTATACCACCATCCGATGATCTATCAAATTCAATATAATAACTATCAATGTCAATACCTGTACCACTTATGTTATGAACTTTGTTTATTCTTCTTAATGAAACTCCTCCAATTTCATATTTTTCTACAGGTACATTTAAATCGTGATTAACTACAATAGTTGAATCTATACCACGTTGAATTGCTTCTAAGACACCCACACCAACTCTTTCATATCTGATAATTTCATTTTCAATTTTTACATATCCTGGGTTAGCATTACTTACAGTTTTTCCTTCAAATGTACTGAAGATTGATGTAGATGCAACACTTATTGTAGAGTTTGATGATAATACTGGAGAAGATAATAAAACTTTTTGCAGATCACTCTCTACATTCTGTATGGATACTTTATTTGCTGTAGAATACATGCCATGCTCATAATGATTCACTTTAAAGAAGTTTCCGGAGTAAACACCACCTACTGGAGTTGATGTTAAAATAGTAGTATTTGCTAAAGATACTAAATTACCTGAGTTATCATAGTAAGATAAACTTTCACCTACATCAAATGTACCCTGAACATTTGATAAGTATATTGTATCAATTCCATTTGCAATTCCAGTAATTGTGATACGCGCATTATCTCCTCCAACAGGAGATACTGAAGATGTGACAATTCCAACAGTATCACCTACGTTATAACCCTTTCCAGGGTATTCTGGCGTTACTACAGCGCCAGTTATCACCCCATTTGATGTGGTAATATTTAATTTTAAACCACTTCCATTTCCAGTGACATTATAAGTTTCAACTGTTCCTGTAGAATAATTAAATCCGCCGGTAGTTATTCCAACTGAAGTTGCAGAACTTCCAGTACCCACAACATATCCATGAACATATGGAGATTGTTGTGTTGATATTTTTCTTCCTGTTGTTAGTATGCCAATTATTGATGCATTTGTTAAAGTTGTAATTCCAATATTAACCCTTTTAGGTAAAATAGTAATTGGATTTGTCTGCAAAGTAGGTACATATCCGTTACTTTGATTTAGTGTTGGATTATGGAATAATACACTACCATTACTTAAATTGAACTTAGCTTTATATAACTTAAATTTCAAATCTTGATATTGATTTGCTGTCCAAATAGATCCATTTTGAGATTTGAACAAACTTCCAATAGCAAACTGTCTGGTGTACCTTACTGCTTGAGAATCTGGTAAATTTTTAGTTTCAATTGTCTTTTCTCCCATCTCTGCAATCCATACTTCGTATTGATCTGACTGAGGTGCAAGTAAAACAATTGCATATTCTAAATTAGGTTCAAGATAAATCGGATAATCAAATGTAACTTTTGTTGCAACAGAAGCATTTGATGAAACATTGATGTCACTTGGCCTTAAAGTTACTGGATTCCCTACAATTGTTCTTGTCGGTGTTCCAAGTTCAACCGTTCTAACTTCAACTGTTAAAGGTGCATTATTTGGATCTTTATTTGCAAAAAATAGATCAACAGCAGTTAAAAATGCTCCATTAGCGTCTTCATTTGGATTATTTCCATTTGTTTCTTCAGAAACTCCACCAACAGTAAAAGACTGCGCTAAAGGATCAACATAATATACAGTTGTGCTTGTTGTTACAGTTCGCTGCCTCTCTTCCCAAGAACCCTCTGATTTGTAAATTGTTTCAGCTGAAGAAATAAGGTTACTTCCCGCAATAGGAGTTTCATTAGATGCACTTGAATTTAGTTTATAAACTTTTGATCCGGTTGATATTCTTACTGGTGGTGGTGGATTTTTTAATGGATCTCTTAAGAAGAATGCTCCGGAAAGGAATCCATTAACATCACTAATTAGTCTTAAATCTTTTACATAAGCAACAGATCCACTAGTTTGTCCAACTAATTTCATACCAACAGTTAAATAACCAGAATATAATCCCTGAGCTTCAAGGCATAAGGAATCTATATCAATATTCAAAGTTTTTGATGATGCACTGTAAGATTCTGGTATTGTTTCTGATGTAACATATGGGTTTGTTGTGTATGTTATAGATGGATTATTGAAAGATCCTTCTTTATGATTAGATTTTGCTACTCTAAAAGTAATTAAATTAGAACCTCCAAAAGATCCAATTACAGTTTCTCCAACCACAAATGCTGATGAAGATCCATAATTTTGTAAGGTTGAACTATTTGAAATTTCAACAAGTTTTGGAACAAAATCTACTCCACTATTTCCATCTAAAAATTGATAAAATCTTGTTAAAGGCTTTAAGTTTACAGCAGTAAATCCAGTATTTCTGGATCTCATATAAAGTTCTATACCGCTAGCAACCACTCTATCTTGTGTAGTGGTAGTTGTGGTTCTACCTGTAACTTCAAATCTTCCTGTAGCTCTCAACCAAACCGAATTTTCTTGATTAATATTAACATCCTCTAATCTTACAGTTCTTACCCAACTATCACTAGATGGATTTAACTTAATAGTACCACTATAAGATACAACTTTAAACGGATTAACATTTTCAACTTTTGTTGCAAATGTTTGTTCTATCCAACCAACAGAATTATATTTTAGTGTAATTACATCACCTGTTTTTTGTGTGTTTGAATCAAATAAGTCAAAATTTACACTTGAATTGAAATTTTCATCAGTAATATTTTCTAAAGAAACTGGTTTTAATTCAATACTATTTTTTGAAATTCTAGGTCTTAATTCATTATTATCAGTATCAACTTCTATAGTAGACAGTGTAGTATTAAATAAATCTGAATTTTTAAAATCATCTACAAAGAATCCACTCTTAAATCTATTCAAACCCTGAGCATCTTGTACTTGTAATGTTTCTGTTTTTAATTCTAATAAACTTAGAGATGTTACTCTTTCTAACGTTTCAACTCTATCTTCAATTCTCCCAATATCTCTCATTGTATATCTTCTATTATCTGCAAGAGAAACTCTTGAATCTTTTGGATTATAGAGATATGGTGGTAATGTAATAGTCGCTATTTCCATTACATCATCGGGTTTAGTTGGAGATTTTGGATCAATTGAAGGGACACCTTGAGAAACAACAAATTCTCCAAGTTTATTTAAATAAAGTTTATCTATTCTTCCTAAGTAAAAATCATAACCAACTAAAGAACTCTCATTAGGTGATAAAATAATCTTAGGTTCATTTACAAATGTTCTTGAGAAAAAGTCAAATGGTGAAGATGAAGAACCATTAAACACCGAAACTCTTGGTCTAAAATCTAAAGTATCTGATGCTCTAATATCATTATTTTGACCAATAAGTGGAACATCTTTAGAAAATCTTTCAGCGTCATAACTATTTACTGTGAAAACATCACCATTATCTTCGGAAGAAACTGAATAGTAATCAAATACAATTAAGATTTGTTTTGATGGTTCAGATTCTCCAGATCTCCTAATAATTTTTGAGTAATCATAATATTGTTCTTTTTGTCCTTTATCTAAAGTAAATTTATTTGTAATATTTCTGTATTTTCCTAGTGTTATTGAAGTTATATTTGTTTTAATATTTGATTCTTCAAAAGTTACTTCTTCATCTACTAAAAATTGACTATTATTTAAATATACTATTCCTAAAGTATTTGGAGATGGTTTTGATACAATTCTTGCAATTGTATTACTCTTATTGCCTATGATATTTTCTCCAATAATTGCATTACCATCTACATTTGCAATAGCACTAAATGAAATTTGATCTAAAACAGGTTGACTGGTATCTAAAGATTCATATACCGTTATTAGTTTAACAACATCTGGATATCTTAAACATATTTCTTCATCTTGAACTCTTAGTCCATAATATTGATTATATGTTAGTCCATCGTTTATTGATGTATTAATTCCAACTCCAGATTGTGGATTCCTAGATAAATTTACGTTTATTGTTTTTGATCTAACAAACTGTTTCTTTTTACTTTGAATTCCATTCTTGACAAAAGTTGCATTTATTATGGCAATTTGTTTGTTTTGAATATTTGAAAATGTTACTTGATCAGAATTTAAACTTAAACTAACTTTATCAGAGGTCAATGATTCAATAGTACCATCAGCATAACAAATAGAATATCTTTCTTCATCAAATGCTTCAAATTTTGCAGAACTAGTATTAATGCCAATGTCAAAGTTTCCAGTATTTACAGTCAGTGTATTAGATGCTGGTGTAAAATTTGTATTAGATTGTGCAGAAAAAGTAATAGTCGATGAACTTAAATTAACAAATGATACATTTGGATTTGGAAGTTGGGCATATAAAAATGCCTTATTTTCATTTCTGAATTTTGGTGCTCCTATAGAATAAGATCCAGTATAAGTTGATGTTGGTAAGGTTCCATTGCAAACTCCGGAAACTGAATTAATTCCTGCTAATGTTAATGATGTTAGTGATGGTGATATTGAAACAACTCTATTGTATATTTCAGTTTGTGATCCAGATCTTTGATATCTAATGATACTATTTGTTGTGATTCCACTAAAAGATGCTGGTGATGAAATGGTTGCCTGACTAACACCTCCAACTTCTGATGAAATAGTAATAGTTTCAGATCTAGTTAATAAATCTAAGTAAGTATCTGATAAAAACGAAGTTGAAAATCCACTTATACTAGATGGTTGATAAATTGATTTAATGTCTTGTACACCATATGCTTTTAATGAAGAAATAGTTCTTGCATATGTTTCAGATCCATTTATTAATATTTGTTCACCTACTGAAAAAGTTCCAGAAGTTTGAGATAATGTCAAAACAGTTGATCCATTACCTGCATAAACTGCATATCCACTTGCACCACTATTTTTTCCTTTAATAAATGATGATACTGGAACTTCTAAAGATGATACAGACTGATTTAATGTAACTTCTGTATAAGTTTGAACATCATATAGATATAAATCCCAGTTTGTTGATGCTCCATTATATGCAGAATCTGTAAGATTAAAACTATAAACCCTAGCAGATCCAATAGTATTTCCTGATCCTACAATATTTCCACTTTTTCTTTGATTTTGTAGATAAATTATTTCTTTTTGTTTTGGAGACCCACTTACATTATTAACTCTAATTAAATTTCCCATCTCAAATGGGATGTTTTCTGATGAAATTGTTTGTGTAGTTCTTGGTTTTGGAACATCAACTATTTCAACACCAGTTTTTTCAATGTCATATCCTTTAACATATGCTTTACCTGGAGAAAACTTAATGCACAATAAATCATCCGATGGGGTATTACCCTTTTCTGTTTTCTCATTTGCAAAAAATAATCCATCATTTCCAAGTCTATCATTCAATGAATTATTCAATGAAAATTGAAAAGGAGTTACTGAATAATCACCAGATTCATCAAAAGTTCTTTGAGCTAGATAATCTTTTATAATTGAATAATTTGATTTTGTTTCAATTTTTTTAATTGCTCCGTCTTGAACTCTTAAAAGTTCTACAAAATCAGTATCATCTAAATCTTGTATATCTTTTTTGGTTAAAGTTAATGATATTTTAAATCTATCTGCTCCAGGAGCAGCATAATTTGTGAATCCTTTTGCATTATCATATAAGTATTGGTCATCTTTTGCAGTTATTATTTCTTCATTTATTCTAAAACCAACTCTATATGATGGAGTATTTGTATAATAATCTAGTATAATAGTCTGTTTGAGAACTTTTACAAAAGTTCCCCTTACAAAGTAAACACCTCCATTAACTGAAGCAGAAGATGCTGTGGAAGTAGACTCTGAAGAAATTGTTGTGGCAAATGGGGTTTCTGACTGTATTGTCCCTACAGTTTCTGATGCATATAACTGTTCATTATCTTGAAATGGATTAATTTCAAAATTTGAATCCGAATCAATATATTTTACATACAATGTTGGATATTCAACTTCATCATTTGGTAATTGTACTAATTGAACTGTAGCAGTGATACCAGAAATCTGTCCCGTTATTTTTTTGCCGACAAAATCATTGAGGTATGTAGATATCTCAACACCGTATTGTTGAGAATTTAATTTAACAGCAAAAAATTGATTATCATAAACAATATTTCCAGGGATAACCATCGATCCCTCTTTAAAAATATTACTACCAAATGATTCTAATTGGTTTTGTAATATTGATTGTAGTGTATTTAATTCTCTAGCCTGTATTGGACTTCCTGGTTTAAATAAAACCTTATAATAATTTTTATCCCTTGCACCAATATTCTCTTCGGCAAAATCATCAAAATATGGACTTACATTTAGATTAGTTTTTTGAGCCATTTTTTTTAAAATTCCAGAACAATTTTAATGTCTTCTTTTTGCCTATAATTTCTTGTTACAGATAATCTATTATCTATGTAAACAATTTCACCTGTCTTATTATTTATTTCGGGATTTGCAATACCATTTGTAAACTCTACTCCAAGATTTATAATCTTATTTGAAACAGTAGTAGTTATTCCAGAAAAATTTTTAATAGATGCGTTCCAACCACTACCTACTTTAGAAATTAAATCTGTAGAGTTAAAACTAACATTTTTTCCATTTGAATCAAAAAATGATGTTATTCCAACAGAATCTCTATTAGTTGTACCATCACCATAGTATAATGATCTATCTTGATAATATTTTAAAACTTTAGTTTCAGAATCATATGATGCAACATATCCTAAAGCTTTTTTTCCATTTGACTGATTCTGTTGTATTTTATCCCCAACTAATGGTGTTCCATCATTTATAGTATTTAACATCAGAGAATAAACCGCCGAAAATTCATTTTGTGTATAATTAGTCGTGTTTATCCCAGTAGAGTCAAAAACTTTTGGATTTTTTAAAATTCCTACTTGAGAAAATTTTGTATCTACTGGAAAATCTTTTGTAGAATCATCAAATCTCGCGTATATTAAAACTTTGTCAGTTCCTAGTTCTTGATAAACATCAAATCCATGTCCTTTTGATGGTGGAATTATTGGAATTAATTCCGCATAAACTCCAGGAATGCTTGATGATGTTGTTCCTAAATCAACAATTGCATAAGTATAATTTTTTCCGCCAGAAGTAACAATTACGTCTGTAATTCTTCCAGAAACATCTACTTGAACAGAAACTGTTCCACCCGAACCATCTCCAACCAATTTGCATGATTGCCCATCGGATAAACTATAACCAGAACCAGAATTTTTAACAAAAACTTTTTTAATTTGATTCTCGTTTAAATCAGAATTTCCATTTTCTCTAACAGATACAATTTGAGAATCTGTGGATGATTCCCAGTTATTTGGAACTGTTATGTACTCAGTTGAATCAAACTTTATAATATCACTAGGTGAAATTGTATATAAGTATTTCCAGACATAACCATCACTAAGTTTTGATGGTTCCAAATCTGTAAAAGTTGGTTCTACTTGAGATATATTACCAGTTGGTGATGATCCTGAAGATCCATTATCTATGCAAATGTAAACTCTATAATCTGAATTAATTACATAATAATTTGCATCATATAATCTTAAAGAGTTGCTGATTGGTGATGGATTAATAACACTATAATCTGATCTATACATTTCATATTTTTGACCAGAAATCCAATCAATTTTTCTAATTACTCTTCTAATATTAGCAGTTGTTATTTTTTTACCAAACAGAATAGTTGATTTATAATGATTTAAATAGTCATTATTGTCAATGGGATTTGGTGGTGTTTGTTCCCAATTAGTATTTCTACCAAATGCATTTGATAAAGTTGGATTTGATAAACCAACAAAAACATAATATGAATTTGAAGAATCATTAACAGAGTCTACAAAGTTCGACGCATTAAGTATTCTAAATTGATCTGTTACAATAGCAGACATTTGAATATTGTTTTTTCTATATTTATAATCAATTACAAGATCTTTTTAATTAGAGCTCCATTATTTCTTAATCCATAATTTCGTCTTTGAATCGTTGGGAATGTAGATAATCCAGAATTTACTGTAAATCCAGAAACTTGGATTGATATAGGAGATCCTGATCTAATATTTGTACCAGATAATCTTCCCCATGAGAAATTACCAAGATTAGATCCACTTGTTTTAATTCCAATTATTTGAGATTGTGAATGAACGTTACATGTTATAATTCCAAGTGATTGATTTATACCACTAATATAATAAACATTATCTAAAAATGTTGTTCCAATTCCAACTATACTTGAATTATTTCCATCAATTGAAGTAACCCCATTTCCAACTTTTGTATTAAAAATATAAATTGGATAACCAACAAAAAGATCAGTTAAATTGGAAAGAGTAAAGTTCAGAGCTAAATTTGTTCCAACTCCAACAGTAGTTCCAATTCCAATAATATTACCATATCTTCCATTTACTTGTGTAATATTATTAATTTTTTCATAAGTTGGATCTGGAAGAGGTACAAGAACCTGTGGTGGGTTTGATGAAGTATATCCAAAACCTGGATTTATAATCGATACAGTTGATAAAGAACCATTAAGTATAGAAATAGACGCTATACAGGTAGTTCCTACACCAACTCCAACCATTGATGGGGGTGCAATACTAACATTTATTGATGATCCAGTGTATCCACTTCCAACATTGTTAATTGTTAGAGATTCTATAGTTCCAGACGAAGAAACCACTGCAGTAACAAATCCAGAAATTGGATCAGGTTTTCCAGAAACAATCAAACCACCAAACTCTATTGATAAATCATCCTCATAATTAAATAGTTCTGAATTATCGACAAAAATTTGATTGTCATTTACATTTATATTTTTTATTATTTTGGCAGTAGGATAAATTTGAGTTTCTATTGAATCTCTTTCTTTTGAAACTAATGTTCCATTTATTATTTTGTCATTTTTTTGTTTTGTTAAGTATAAAGGTTTTAAATTGATTTCATCTACTCCTTGGGATGAATATGAAGTAGTTTCTATTCTATCTGCACCTAAAATGTCAGTAATTGTTCTTAAGTCTTGAGTAATTGTTTTTTCAAGATAATTATTATTACTAAAGATCTGAATATCATCACCTATTTTTATATTAGCATTTGCATCTACTTGTAAACTATCAGAAGAACTTCCTCTGTAGAAGTATATTGAAACATTGTCTTCAGACTTTGGTGCTTGATTAAATGTGAATGAAGTTCCACCTTCAAATGTATAAGATTCGCCAGGATTTTGTAGAACTCCATTAATAAAGATAACTAGGTTTGATGATAAATCAATTAACTGGGAATCAACATTAGAAGAGTCTACTTCAAAACTTAATAGTTCTGAATTATAGTATAGTGGGAATCTTGTTCTAATGCCATCTTGTAAATCTTTAATTGAATCTATGTAGTCAAGTTCTCCAAACTGCCAAGCAGAAAATTGATCTGTAAACGTATCAAGAACTGTTAATTCAAATTCAGAAATTGGTTGGGATAATCCATATGCTGTTACCAAACCTACTGGTTTAAATACATCTCCAGGTCTAAATCCATAACCAGGTCTAGAAATTTTAAAATTAGTTACTTCAAATAATGTAGATCCAATTCCTGTTTTTGAAGAAGCACCAACCTCAACATTTAGTAATAATCCTTTACCACATTCTGTGGTTGATCCTGTACTTAATCTAGAAACTCCAATAATAGGTAAGTTAGTATAATTTGGAGGAGAAACATTTATAGTTGTATTATCTGTAGAGTATCCAACTCCACCATTAATAATAGTGAAAGATAAAGTTCCACCTGCACCAACATTTGCTTGAATAATGGCACCACCACCAGAAGAATCGGTAATTGCAACTGAAACTGGATTTTGATATCCTGATCCCCAATTGCCAATATTTTTACCCAAAACATCTTCAGTGGGTACAACACCAATTATAGAACCAATACCAGGTGAAGGATAGTCTAATATTGCAGTTACAGACGCTCCAACTAAAGGTGCATATCCAAGTCCTGAGGTTGATCCTAAGGAAACTATTAGACCTCCTCTAGGCAATTGGTTTAAATTGACATCATAATCCGAAGTAACAATAGTATTGTCGTTTGGTTCTGTAATTCCTGTAAAAACGATAGTTGTAATTCCTACATTTATATCTTGTTGAATGGTAAAATTATTTTTTGAATTATTTTCTGTTGAAGGTGCTTGGAATATTCCATTAATTAATACTATTCCATTTCCACCACTTACACCTAAACCAATTGTGTTGATTCCAGATGATGTTAATAAGTATGTTTGCCCAATTCCGGTAAAATTTTCACTTATGTTATCATAAACAGTATTTGAAGTATAATCTTGTTTTAAGAATACTCTACCATTAAAATATGATCTAGCTTCTTCAAGTCTATCTGGATTTCCGAATAATTGATCTTCCAAATTACCTTGAGGTGGATTTGTGAAATGAATATCGCTCTTTACAATATTAAATGAACCTTTATACAATAAAACATTTGATGAATTTAAATGTGAAGTTGCAGATGAACCAACAAATCCCCTCTTAACGTTTACAAGAGGAATTGGTCCACTAAAAGTTATTGGTCCAGAATATGTTGTTCCAAATCCAACATTTGTAACTTTCATATATTCGTCATCAATTTTTAAAATATCACCGATTAAAATCGTAGATATTCCACTTAACCCTATAAAAGATGCACCAACACTAATTGGTCCACCATTATTCACTGTATAATTTAACAGAGAATATGCAATTGGTGATTGAATAATATTATCAACAGCAATTATGCATTTTTCATTTTTCTTTACCATTTCAAGTTGGTGACTATTTCCAGATCCAGTGGAAGTAAATGTTACATAAATTCCAGCATTAGCATATTCTTTTCTAGTTGATAATTTAAATTTATTGTTATCAATTTTAATTGCATATACTTTTTCAGGGAGAATATTCGTAGTTATTCCTGCATAATTTTGAGTAGCACCGATTCCGACAGAACTTGCTGCGATACCTGTAAAAGTAGAATTTGGTCTATAAATTAGTTCTTCTCCAGTACTAAAAAAGTGATTTGGAATACTAAACTCGCCTGAAGATAAATTTAATACTGAAGAATTTGATGGATCAAAAGTTTTCATGAATATAGGAGTTCCTTGATATTTCAAAGTAAAATTAGTTTTATTAACATCATTATCATTTGGTGAAAAATATTTAGATACACCAATTGATTCTCTAATATTTCCATATGTTAAATTTGGAGGAATATTTTCATAATCATTTTCTATAAAGAAAATTTCATTGAAACTTGTTATATTAAAGTTTCCAGAAAATTCTTGATCAGGGTAAAATACCAATGATGTCAATGAACCATTGTTTTCAACACCAAATGTACCTATTCCACTATTAGTTCCTACAGAAAGATATGGATATTGGACAATATTTGAAACAGTATCAGTAGCATCAACAATCATCATTAGTTGATGTAAAGCGGTTGTTTCTCCGATACTAACCCTTACAGTTGATTTTATTGATCTATACTTTAAATTATCAACGTTTAATATGGAACTTGCGGTTGAAACTGTTGATTGATAAGACGTGTATATTGATGTATTTTCAGTTCCATCAATCTGACCTAATTGCTTAAATCTAAAAATATTTGATGCTAAAGAAGTAGTCCCAAAACCAACATTTTTAGATCTTACAAATAAACTATTATTTGAAGTATTTTGATAATTTAAAGTTAAAATTCCATTAGATATAGAAGAACTAAATTGACCTAAAGATTTTGAATTAACTAATCCACCAACGTTATCAGAATAAAACTCTGCTATGTTTGTGTTTACACCATCATGATCTACAAATACTTCAACATAATTCACTTCATTTCTTAACGTATCCAATATATGTACTTGAGAATGGACAGAATTTATATTTTGTATATTTTTTGATAATAACGTTATTGATGATCCAGCAGAAACTTCACTAGAAAATCCATTTAATGATACAAATCCTATTGTAGTTACACCTACAATCGTTGAAAAATCTGAAAAAGTTGTATTTAAATATTTTATATTATAAGAAGTTAAATATTTTTCTCTTGGTTCAAATTTTAAATAATAATTTTGATTATCATCAATAAAACCAAAAACGTCTCCAATTAAATTTGAAGTATATCCTGTTTCTGCAGAATTAAAATTGGTTATGGAACCCTTCTCTATTGTAAAAATATCGAGATTGTCGTTTAAAACAATTATTTCATTAAATTGTACTTTGTTATAATCAACATCAGATATTTGAATCAAATACCTATTAAATTTAAAAGATGGTGTAATATTTGTAATTACAGATGATGTTTCTATGTCACCATCTAATGTTGCAAATTGAGAACTTATATCATCTATTATAAGTGTTCTATTAGTTCTAGATTCAATATAATTTGTTAGTTTTTTATTTTTAAATTTTACAAATCTTGAAAGATTACCAACTACATCTACATCATTAGATAAATCAAAATTATTAATAGTATCAACTCTATTTTCACCTATGATATCGTATATTGAATAACTATATTCTTTTGATGTTATTACTCCAATTTCTGTAGAATTTAATATCTGTGTATCTGAAAAATTCTTAAGACCAGAAGGATGTAAAATACTGTTGACTGGTGAAGAAATTTCTAACCATTCTTTATTTGATTTCACAGAATATGAAAGATTTTGATAATAATCATTATTCTCAATAACTTGAGTGTCTTCATTTAATTTTCCAATATCATCAGACCATCCAATATTTTTAGGTGTGAAATAATCAATTATAAATTCACCTTCGGACTCTTCAATAGTGTTAATTGTTGCTATTGTTCCTGATTGAATTCCTCGAATGATTTGTTCAGGAATCAAGTTATATGTACCGAAGATTTTAACATAACTATTTTCAGACTCTGTAACCCTTAAATCTTGTTTTTCAAATCCAAATTGTGAAAGTACCTCTATTCCTTCACCGATTATAAAGTTTGAAAATACTTGAATAGGAGTAAATTTTGGATAATTATCATAATTTATAATATTCCCGTATATACCAATGGTTGTTTTCGCTATTCCAGGATTTGTAGTAAATCCTGATAAATTAAATTCTAATCTTCTTACTAAAGATGTTCCCGCATTAAAATAATTTGAAATTGTAAAAAATTCAAATCCATAATCTTTGGAATTTAGTCCATCACCAGATCCTTCATAATTTTCTATACCCTCAACAAAAATTTTATCACCTTGCTTAAATGGTTCTGAACCAAATCCGACAAGTGGAGTAACTAAAAAGCATGTTACTATTCCAGAGGAAGATGATTGGATACTACTTATTCCAACTCCATTTGTATTATTAATTGCTCGGATTGTTACAATTGATTCTGGTAATCCTTTTGGTTTGTTTTCTATTTTAACAGAATTAATAGAGTTTCCAGAAATACTCGATCTCAAAATACCAGAATTAATTTGTTCTTTAGTTTCCGAGTTAATGATAATTAAATCTGGTGGGGAAATATAATTTTTACCACCATCATTTATTATAACGTTGTCTATAGTACTTAAATTTTTTAAAATAGTAAATTTGGAAATAGATGCTTGCGGTCTTAATGTTCTATCGGATGAATATTCAAAACCTTCATTTGCAAATCTAATTTGATTAACATTTCCAATTGAATTTGACTTTGGAATTATATAAGCTCCGGAACCTTTTTCAGATAATACTTCTTTAAATTTTGAAATGCCACCAGATACATTTTGTGAAGAAGTTGTATAATTTAACTCATCACATTCAGACTGAATATATCTATTTTTTTCGGGATAATTTTTTAAAAATATACTAAAAGTTGTACTACCTATTCCAGAAATAGCATAAGAATCATTATAATAACTATCTACAAAATTTATTTGACAATAATTTTGAACTTCTTTGTCTATATTAACTAAACTTCCATTTTTACTTAAGGAGTAAAATAGAAAAGTGTCGGATATTTTTTCGTCATAGTTAATTGTCAATGAGGCATCTGAAGAA